CAAGCGACCGCCGACGAGATCCAAGCCACCAAGGACCAAACCGAGCAGCTGCGCCGTGCTGCAGAGTGGGAAGGAAAGCTGCAGTCCCTGTGGGGTGAGAGCGCAGAGAAGTCAAAGCGGGCGTCCAAGGCGAAGAAGGAGGGGATGACCGAGGAGCAGAAGGCTGCCGAGGCGCTGGCGAAGTCCTACGACTCGCTCAGTACCAGCATGGACCGGCGGCTCTACCTGCTCGAGCATGGCGACAGCCAGGCGGCGGCCGTGCAATACGACCTCGAACGCGGCGAGCTGCAGAAGCTCAGCAATGAGCAGAAGGCCAACCTGCAGAACATGGCGCAGGTGATCGACGCCATGGAGGATTACAAAGCCATCTACGGCGACGGCATCGACTCCATGGCCGGCAAGACCAAGGAAGCGACCGACTCGATGTCGGTGTTCGCCGATCAGGCCGCCCGCAATATGCAGAGTTCATTCGCCGATTTCTTGTTCGACCCGTTCGAGGATGGGTTCGATGGGATGGTGAAGGGCTTCGCCGACTCGCTGAAGCGCATGGCGGCGGAGGCGGCGTCGGCTGAGATCTTCAAGATGATCGGGAACTGGGCATCGAGCTACAGCGGCGGCGGCTCCAGCTGGATCAACGCCATCGGCAGCGCAATCAGCTCATACGGCGGCGGCCGCGCCGGTGGCGGACCGGTGGCTGGGGACAACGTGTACCGGGTCGGCGAGGGTGGTCGGCCGGAACTGTTCCAGCAGGGTGGCAAGTCGTACCTGATCCCCGGCGACGCCGGCTCAATCGTTCCCGTGACCGTCGGCATGCAGGCATCCACGGCGGCCGGCGCCGGCGGTGCGCCGGTCACCGTCATCACGAACGTCACGGTCACCGATGGCGGCGCGCAGACCACAACCAGCGGGAGCAGCGACCGCCTCGGTCAGCAGCTCGGCACGCTGGTTAGCAACCTGGTGAAGAAGGAAATGGTTCAGCAAATGAAGCCTGGCGGCCTGCTATCGGCGGCGGGAGCGCGCTGATATGGCAGACATCTTCACCTGGTGCGTCCGCACCGACACCACCGGCACCGGGACCTTCGACGTGGCGCAAGCCAAGTTCGGCGACGGCTACAGGCAGACAATCCCGCAAGGACTCAACAACGAGAGTCAGCAGTGGCCGATTTCCATTGTCGGACGCGAAGCAAAGGTCGGGCCCGCTCTTGCATTCCTGCGCGCACGACAAGGCGGCGTTTCCTTCCTGTGGACGCCTCCTCTGGGGGTGCAGGGGCTGTACCTCTGCAAGTCCTACAACCTCACCGCGCACGGCAATGGCGTCTTCACGCTGAGCGCGACATTCGAACAGACCTTCCAGCCGTAAGGAACCGCTATGGCACGCCAAGTCATCGATACCAATCCGCCGATGGGCGACCCAGCGCCGACAGCATTCGAGAAGTGCAATCTCAACTTTGCCGAGCTGTACACCGGCGTCGCATCAGCCTCTGCTAACGCCAGCGCGGCTCAGTCCACAGCAATTACGGCACAGGCCACAGCTAATGCGGCCTTGCCTGCAACTGCAACCACGTCGGTTCTGAATACAAATCAGCTTAGGATAAATACGGGCGCGATTGCATCAGGTCAGTATCAAGGGCATTTCCCGCTGTACGTCGCGGCGAACCCTGGGAACAATTCTGACGTTCTTCAGGCGCACTACTATCGCGATGACGCCTCTGGAAACGGTTGGGCAAACTTCAACTGGCGCATTGGTAGGTACGTCGATGGGCAGACGATCTCGCTGGTTCAATTCACAAAAGACAACTCCATTGCCTTGATCGCAGGCTCATCTCGGTTCAATTTCAACCAGAACGGAAATGCAACTGCGCCGGGTAGTTTCGTCAACGGTGGCTCAGACCCCGCGATTAAGGATCCACAAAGTCTCCGCCCTGTCGTCGGTGCTACCGAGGCTCTGCGAGGCCTGAACGTTCGCATCGGCAGGTACTTGGAAGAGTTCAATCCTGATGGCCTCGATCGCGCATTTGTTATGGCCGACGACGCCATGCGCGAGCACACGCCTGAAGTGATCATTGAGGACGTTATTGATGGGCAGTACGCCGGATGGGCGACTGATCAGCTCATCGCGTACTTGGTCGCAGCGCATGAGGAGGGTTGCCAGCGAGAGGCTGTGCTACAGGCTCGGCTGCTGGCGTTGGAGGCGTGCCTCGCAGATCCGGCTGAAACTGAGCCGGCGCCCGAGCAGCCAGCATGATCACCGCCGATGCTCAGCAGCTCGAACCGGGCGGCCGGGTCACCGTTTACGAGCTTGACGCCAGCAGCTTCGGCGCGGACCAGCTGTTCTTCCACCAGCACCTGCAGTCGGGTGTGATCTGGTGGCAGGGCCAGGAGTACGGCGCCTGGCCGATAGAAGCCACAGGATTCGAACGAACCAGCGACCAGCCGCCGAACCCGCGCTTGCGCGTCAGCAACATCGATGGCCGCATCGGTGCCCTGTGCCTGCTGTTCGATGACCTCGCGGGTGCGCGCCTCATCCGCCGGCAGACGCTGGTGAAGTACTTGGATGCAGCGAACTTCCCAGGCGGGAACCCGACGGCTGATCCCGGAGAGCATTTCCCCGACGAGGTTTGGTTCATTGAGCGCAAGGTCTCCGAGGACTTCGAGACCATCGAGTTCGAGCTGACCACCGCGATCGATCTGAACGGTGAGCAGCTGCCCGGCCGGCAGTGCCTGCCTTTTTGCAGCTGGATACTCAGGGGCGGATATCGCGGCCCCTACTGCACCTATAACGGCCCACCGGTGGCGGACATCAACGATCAGCCGACGGACGATCCGGCCAAGGACGACTGCAGCGGCTTGGTCCGCGCCTGCAAGATGAGGTTTGGCGAGAACAACCCGCTGCCGCACGGCGGCACCCCTGCGGCCGGCCTGCTGCGCACCTGACCACCTGCACCACCTGCACATTCCCGCTGCACCTGCAGCCCCCAGCCCGCCTCGCGCGGGCTTTTTCATGGGCCAAACCATGCAACAGAGCACCCTGCAGGCCATCCAGGCACACGCCGTGGCCGAGTATCCCCGTGAGTGCTGCGGGCTGGTGGTGGCCACCGCCGATGGCGAGGTCTACATCGCGTGCCAGAACACCGCGGCGACGCCCAGTGAGCACTTCCGCCTGCCTGCTGCGGACTATGCGGCAGCTGAGGACCTTGGCGAGATCCTTGCGGTCGTGCACAGCCATCCGAATGCCGCCGCGCACCCATCGGACGCAGACCGCGTCATGTGCGAGGAAAGCGGTCTGGTCTGGCACATCGTGAGCGTTGGCCAGGTTGCCGACGAGGCCCCCGTGTGCGCCGATCTCCAGACCATCCAGCCTTGCGGATTCCGCGCACCTCTGGTCGGCCGGCAATTCGCACATGGCGTGCTCGACTGCTACACGCTGGTGCGGGACTTCTACGCCACGAAGCTTGGCGTGCGCCTGTCGCAGTACGAGCGCGAGGACGACTGGTGGGAGAAGGGCCAGGACCTCTACAGCATGGACCGCCTTCTGGCAGAAGGCTTCGAGCCCGCCACCGGTGAGCTGCAGCGCGGCGACATGATTCTGATGCAGATCCGGTCGACGGTGACCAACCATGCCGGCGTCTACCTCGGCGATGGGCAGATGCTGCACCACCTCCACGGGCGGCTGTCAGAACGTGTGCCATATGGCGGCATGTGGGCTGAGCGCACCCGCTGCATCGTCCGTCACCGTGAGGTACGCCATGACTGAGCGCGTACGGACCGTGATTCTCTCCGGACCGCTGGGCCGTGAGTTTGGCCGTGAGTTTCGCTTGGCCGTGAACAGCCCGGCTGAGGCCCTGCGCGCGCTGTGCATCCTGGTGCCTGGCTTCCAGCAGTTCCTGGCGAAGGCCAAGAGCAGGGGCCTGGAATTCGCCGTTTTCATTGGCCGCCAGAACCTAAGCGTGCAGCAGCTCCACGATCCGCCGGGTCGGGACGTGATCCGAATCGCGCCCGTGCTGGTGGGAGCCAAGCGGGGTGGCGTGCTCCAGACCATCCTGGGCGTCGTGCTGATCGTGGTCGGGGTCTATCTGAATGCTGCCACCGGCGTCAGTGGCACCCCCTTCATCAACCTCGGCGTCAGCATGGTGGTGGGCGGCGTGGTCCAGATGCTATCGCCCCAACCGAAGGGGCTCGGTGCGAAGGACAGCGCTGAGAACGCGCCGAGCTACAGCATGAACGGGACCGTCAATACGCAGGCTCAGGGTAACCCGGTGCCGCTCGCCTACGGCGGCCATGACACCAAGGGCATGCTGGTCGGGTCAGCCGTAATCAGCGGTGGCATCCTGGCGGAGGACCAGCAGTGAACCTTCCTGCGGCCTATCCCTTTGCTGGAGCGGAGCTGGCCTTGCCCAAGGCCTGCCGGGAGCTGGTAGGCGCCGGCGGTAAGAGCGGCAGCAACGCCCGTACACCGGTGGAGACCCCCGACAGCCTGCGCTCCATCGCCCGCGCTCGCATCCTCGATCTGGTGTCGGAGGGCGAGCTGCGCGGCCTGGTCGCCGGAAACCAGTCGATTTACCTCGATCAGGTGCCGGTGCAGAACGGCGACGGCTCGTTCAACTTCGAAGGCGTCCGAATCGAGACTCGCTCCGGCACCCAGGATCAGGAGCACATCGCCGGCTTCCCCGCCGTCGAGAATGAGATCGCGGTCAACGTCGAACTCCGCAGCGACAACCCCGTGGTGCGCAGTGCCACTGGTTCGGACTTGTCCGCCGTTCGCCTCCGCTTCGGCGTCCCTGCGCTGCAGCAGATCAACACTGAGAATGGCGACACTAACGGCTATGCGATCACGTATGCGGTGGATTTGGCCACTGACGGTGGTCCTTACGGCAATGTCCTGGTCGACACGATCCGCGGCAAGACCACAACCCAGTACGAGCGCAGCGTCCGCATTGATCTCCCTGCCGGCTCTCAGTGGCAGGTCCGTGTTCGCCGCCTGACCCCCAACGCGAACAGCTCGACCGTCTCGGACACCATGAACGTGCTGTCGATGACGGAGGTCATCGACGCCAAGCTGCGTTACCCGAACTGCGCGCTGGTTGCGGTCGAGGTCGACGCGAGCCAGTTCCAAAACATCCCGACGCGGTCTTACCGGGTGTGGGGCCGCATCGTCCGGATCCCCAGCAACTACGACCCGATCACGCGCAGCTACTCCGGCATCTGGGACGGCACCTTCAAGCCCGGATGGACCAACAACCCGGCTTGGGCATTCTTCGACATCGCGACCAACGACCGGTTCGGCTTGGGCCACCGGATCCCACTGGACTGGGTCGACAAGTGGCGTCTGTACCAGATCGCCCAGTACTGCGACCAGTTGGTGAGCGACGGCCTCGGGAGCATGGAGCCGAGGTTCACCTGCAGCTTGTACATGCAGACCCGGGCCGATGCCTACAAGGTCCTGCAGGACATGGCGTCGATCTTCCGGGGCATCAGCTTCTATGCCGCTGGCCAAGTCATGGCGTCGGCGGACATGCCTGCGGACCCGGTCTTCACATACAGCCAGGCGAACGTCATCGATGGGCGATTCAGCTATGAGGGAACGGGCAGGCGAGCCCGGCACACGGTGGCGCTGGTCTCCTGGACCGATCCGGACGACTTCGGCAGGCAGAAGGTCGAGACAGTCCAGTACAAAGCGGGCGTCCAGCGTTACGGCATTCAGCAGACCGAGGTAACGGCGGTCGGCTGCCATTCGCGTTCGCAGGCACAGCGCGTCGGCAACCACATCCTCTACACCGAGAATCTGGAGACGGAGACGGTCTCCTTCGGCGTCGGCCTCGACGTGCTGAACTGCATGCCGGGCGACATCATCCAGGTTGCTGACCCGGCGCGAGCAGGGCGCCGCAATGCCGGGCGCATCAGGAGCGCAGGCGTGGACAGCCTGGTGCTGGACAACCTGCCGGAGGTTATTGCACCCGGTGACACCTTGCGAGCCACGCTGCCCAACGGGCGCACGGAGGCACGTACAGTTGAGCAGGTGGTCGGTAGAACGGTGACCGTAACCGCCCCGTGGTCGGCCATTCCGGTGCCGCAGTCGATCTGGTCTCTGGAAAGCACCGAACTGGTGCTACAGCAGTTCCGAGTGCTGACCATCAGCGAGAACCCGCCCAACGATGAAGGAGGCATCACCTATCGGGTGACGGCGCTGAAGCATGTGCCGGGCAAGTACGCCGCGATCGACGACGGCACGCGCCTCGAGCAGCTGCCGGTCAGCATCATCCCGCCCAGCGTTCAGGCCCCCCCTACCAACGTGCACCTGACCTCGCACTCGGTGATCGACCAGGGGATCGCGACGCACGTCATGACCATAGCCTGGGATGCTGCGCCCAACGCAATTGCCTACGACGTGGAGTGGCGCCGGGACGACCTTGACTGGGTCCGCGCCGGCCGTGTGTCCGCCGCCAGCATCGATATCCGCGGTGTTTACACGGGCAACTATATTGCCCGCGTGCGATCGGTAAATGCGCTGAACGCCGTGTCGCTGCCGGCCATGAGCCCGCTGACCCTCATCGAGGGAAAGACCACGCCGCCGCCGGCGGTGACCTCGCTCATCACTACCAGTCTGGTGTTTGCCATCGGGTTGGAGTGGGGATTCCCCGCAGGCGCCACGGACACGCAACGTACGGAAATTTGGTATGGACCGTCGCCTGACCGAGCCGCCCCCGGAACGATCAAGCTGGGCGACTTCGCCTACCCACAGAGCAAGCATCAGATCAACGGCCTCGCGGCGGGCACACGGTTCTTCTTCTGGGCGCGTCTGGTAGACCGCAGCGGGAATATCGGTCCCTGGTATCCCGCCGATACCGGCGTGATGGGGGAGGCCAGCACAGACCAGACCGAGTACGACGAGTACTTCTCCGGTCGGATCAGCGAGAGCGCGCTGGGCCAGGAGTTGTTGGCCAAGATCGAGGCAATCGACAGCCTTGAGCCGCTGCTGCCGCTCCTGTGGAGCGCTGATGGCGTCTATCAGCAGGGCCAGACCGTTGTTTGGAACGGGCGCACCTACAGCTGGACCAAGGCGGAGGAGGGGAACAGCCAACCTCCCGGCAGCGACTGGCAGGATGTAGGCGCTGGCATGGCAACGTACGGCGCGCTGGTCAGCCAGGTCAACATCAACACGCAGAACATCAGCGACGTCAATGACGTTGTGACGGCGCAGGCCCAACAGATCTCGGGCATCACCGCCCAGATCTCTCCAAAGGGCGCCGGCGACGACATCTGGGGCGCGGGCAGTGTGGACGTGTTCGCCGGCACGATGACGATCCAGAGCGTGTTCGCGAACGCTGATCTTGTGCAAGCCATTCGCACCGATCAGGTTGAGGTCGGATTAGGTCAGGCGACTGCAGCCGTGCAAGCGGAGAGCCTCGCGCGCGCGACAGGAGATACCGCGCTTGGAAGCCGGATCGACACCACCAACGCCAGCCTGGGTAGCACCAACGCAACGGTCCAGCAGGTCAGCCAGTCCGTTGTGACGTTGAACGGCAAGGTGGCCGCGACCTACACCATCCGCGCCCAGGTGACGTCGGGCGGGAAAATCTACGCCTCGGGCATGGGCCTGGGCGTCGAGCAGCAGCCCGATGGAAGCTATCAGTCGCAGGTACTGTTCCAAGCCGATCGATTCGCCGTGATCAACGTCGTCAACGGCAGCATCACCTCGCCGTTCGTGATCCAG